GTGGCCACGTGCGACATACGGAAGATACGACATCACCGCTGGCACCTACACGGAGATGGACAACAACCTGTTGACCTACAGCCAGTTCACCAAGGCGGCGGTGTATCACGTGTTCGCGGAGTACATATATCCGAGGTTGTCAACGTTCTCACCAGATGGAGATGTGTTCAGGGAGAAGATGATGTATTACAAGGAAAAATTCGCAACGGAATTCCAAGAGATATTAAAGGATGGAGTTGAGTACGATTATGATTCGAGTGGGACAATAGAAAATTCAGAGAAACAGGCCACTCATTTCAATCGTCTCGTTAGATAACGATGAGCGCGAGGGAAAGCATAGCAGAGGACATCAGGGAACAACTGATCAACATGTCAGACCCGGCACCGGGTTTGGTCACGAGGGAGTTCTTCGAGTTCGAGAAACTGGCCATCACACAGTATCCGGCCATACTCATAGTGACCGGCAACGAGGAACGTTCTGACATCACACTTTCAGAGAGACAGGGCATACTACAGATAGAACTGAGGTGTTGGGTGCGTGGCAACGAGCTGGACACCAAGCGCAATGAGATCATAGAGAACATAGAACAGACACTTGAGGGATCAAGGGGTCGCAACATCACGGTCAACAAGGACGCCACACACTACGTGGAGACGCGCGTCACCAACGTTGAAGTGATAGAACGGAACCCACCGATAGGACAGGTCATAGTAACCGTCGAGGTGGAATACATGTACAAGAGAGGTAACGCATAATGAGAGAGATGTACGACAAACAAGGGAATTCACAATTGGTCCCGGATCAACAGGTCCAGGAGAAATTGAGATCAGGTTGGGTGTTTTTCAAAAAACCTGAATCAGCACCGAGTGTTGAGAAAAAAAGCATCATGAAAACTAAAACAACAACAAGACCGAGAGCCACTATGCGCATAACCAAGGCAGAGGCGGAGGTCATAAAATCCATTAAGGAGGACAACTAATGGCAAACAATAACACTGCATACGCAGGCACATCAGGTGTGGCCAAGTTCGATGTTGGTGGCTCCGCTACCACTATCGCATCATGCATTTCATTCACACTTACGAACACGGGTGATGTCATCGAGACATCAGCAATGGGCACTACGGCTAGGACATACGTGCCGGGCCTAACAAACGCGACAGCATCAATGAGTTTATATTTCGTTGACGGCGACGCGGCACAGGCGGCGCTACAAACATCACCGGGATCAGCGGCGGCTTCAATCGAACTGTATCCATCAGGTGAGACAACAGGTCAGAAACTTTCAGGCGAGATGATAGTAACATCTTTTGAAATTTCTGCCGCAAATGATGGAGCGGTGACCGCGGAAGTGTCAGGGCAAATTACCGGAGCGTTACTAGTAACGAACCTATAATGACAAGAGTTATCTTTAACGGCGACAGCATTACTTTCATAGGTATCGATGTTGCCGTTCTAGATAGGAGTAAAAAATGAAGATAATTTTTAAACCATTATTGCTTACGAAGGCCTTGACAAAAGGCATTGAAAAACAAATAGAGCAAGTGAGTGACAAATTACTTCAAGAGGTCAAACGTAGATCACCAGTGCGTTCAGGCCTGTTCAAGAACAGTTGGCGTATGAAGGGCAGTGGCACAAAACGTACCATTTCAAACCCACAACCATACGGACACGCACTTGAGCACGGCAGGAGCAGTCAAGCACGGGATGGTGTCGTTGGACCAAGTTTAAAAACAATAAAGACATAACAGGAGATATAACATGAGTATAATGGACAAAATAGGGAAACACTACCAGTCAAGTATTGGTGGTGAAATGAAGAAGATACACGTGGAGGAATGGGACACTGACATTTATTGCAGGACAACATATCCACTCAAAGACGAGGCCAAGGTGATGGAACTGCAGGCGGCAGGTAAAACTATCGAGGCGGTCGTTGAGAGTATAGTTGTAAAAGCCAGGGACAAAGATGGCAAACGATTATTCCATGACGCAGACAGGATTAAATTGATGCACGAAGCGGATCCACTGGTTGTGGTGAAGGTTGGTACAGCAATCAACAATGCGAAAATTTCCGCAGATCAGGAAACAATCGCAAAGGAATAAAATCCAATGTTGAACTCCGGTTTGTAATAATACTGGCCGATAGACTCAAAAAGTCTATTGAAGAGATATTGCAAATGTCAACATTGGAATTAGAACTGTGGTCCGGATATTTTTTGTTCGAACACAAAGAAAGTAAAACAACCATGGGTGGCCAAAAGCCTCCTATGCCAACAAGGAGACGTAGCTAATGGCTGATGCGAGACAGAAACTAGTAATAGATGTAGTTGCCAAGAACACCGGGGCGTTAGGCGGGGTTGCGGCTGGACTGAATAGCGTAAAAGCATCAGCACTCGGCGCCGGTGCGGCATTGAGGACATTGGGACCATTACTTGCTGTGCTTGTTACAGGTAAGGTGATCAAAGACATAGTAACCACTAATGCGAGATTTGAAGACTTAAGGACAACCTTGAGCACAGTGGCCGGATCCGCACAAGGTGGTGCAAAAGCATTTGACCAAATCAGCAAATTCGCAACCAAGACACAGTTTGGTGTTGAAGACCTTACAACCACATACATCAAATTAGCAACATCTGGAATAGAACCAACAGAAAAATTATTGACAACATTCTCCAATGCGGCGGCCGTGACCACGGATCAGGTTGGTACGTTAGGCGCACTGACAGATGTGTACACGAGGTCATTGGCGTCAGGTCAAGTTGAACTACAAGAGTTTGACAAGTTACAAGACAGGGGACTGCCTGTTTATGACATCCTCAAACAGAAATTGGGTGTAACCAGGAATGAATTAGGCAAGTTCAGTAAAGAAACCGGCAACACGGAATTGATATTACGAACACTGTCAGAGACCATTGAAGAGCGTTATGGTAATGCCACAGCCAACCTACTACAGAACACATCAACAAAATTCAGTAACCTAGGCATCGCACTCAAGAATGTTGCGGACAGGATGGGAAATGAATTCAGTCCATCATTCAAAGACGGCATAGACCAAGTCACAGAATTCGTTGAAGCAAACGAAGACCTAATGGCGGGTCTGGGCACGTTCATTGGTAGCACGATAGGACTGGTCGTGAAAGGAATGGGAAAAGTTATCACACTGTTCTTCAAGGCAGTGGGTCAGGTAAGTGATTTGTACAATGCCGTGCAGGAGTTCTTCCTAAACAATGAATTAAACGACGGCATACAGAAAGTGATAGACCTATTCACAGAGTTTGGTGGAAAGGTACTGGACATTGTTATCGAGGCATTAAGGAAGACATCTAGATTCTTACGAGCGGTGGTGGATGCTTTATTGGATGTGGGGTCAGCAATAGGAAAATTAATATTCAAAGAAAAAGAACTAATAATACTCGACGACCAACGTATAGAAAATTTAAGATTATTCCACGAAGGCTATCAGACCGTTACAGAGGACATCAAAGAGAACAACAAAGCAATGAGCGAAGGTGTGTTCGTGTCCAAGACCATGGTGATGAAACAGAAGGAGATGAATCAAGTCTTAAAGAAAACAAAAGTTGAAGTATCAGACTACGAGAAGGCATTGACTAAATTGCTTGAAGAATACAGCTTAAACAACATCGCGATCGGAACCTTGATTGGATCAATGACGGCATTCGCCAAGACCACGGAGTCAGCATTGACTGATGTGATACTTAAGGGCAAGTCATTGAAAGAGGCCCTGGGTGAGATAGGGCAAGCAATACTACGAGAATTAATAGGTGGAATCATAAGATTGGTTATTGTAAAACCAATATTAGACCAGATAGCCAAAATATTCAAGGTTGACCTGGTAGATGGTGTTCTCAAACAGGCCAACGCACAGGCCAAACTCAACACAGAATTAAAGAGGACCATAGGACTGAAATTATTACTGATGCTACTGGGAGGTGCCGCAGACGGTGGTCCAGTGGGCTACGGCAACCAGAAAGGCAAGGCCAATGGCGGTGCCATAGGATACCGGGGAGCCAGGGCCATGGGCGGCAACGTGGGCACCGGTGGTGCTTACCTAGTTGGTGAGCGAGGACCGGAACTGTTCGTTCCCAACACAGCAGGCAACATAGTTTCAAACGAGAGCATGGGCGGACGTATGGGTGACACCACAGTAAACTTCAACATCAGCACGGTAGACGCCGCAGGATTTGATGAATTGTTGTTGTCAAGGAAAAGTTTGATCATTGGAACCATCCAACAGGCGTTCAGACAGCAGGGTAGGAGACTTGCCTAATGTCCTTGGAGACACAAATCACGGCTCTTGATTGGAAGAGCAACAATGAAATAATAACCAATACCGCTCTGAGCGGCAAGAGATACAAGGCCAGTTTTGGGCATCAATATTGGAGTTTTAAGATACAGACACCGCCATTGACCCGTGAGGACTTCCAAAACAATTTTGCTGTGTTGTTCAACAACATAGACGACACCGCGGTCATAAATGTCAAACCCGGGGTGTTACACGATGCCAAAGGTAGGGTCAGCACGACCACAAGTCCGTCAGGCGCTGGTGTACTCGAGACATCATCAAGGAGTAGAGGCAGTAGCAGTATCTTCATAGAATTGTTTGACAACAGCACTGCGGGAATGCATCTGACTTTTGGCGACTTCTTCCAATACACCGATCACAAAAAGATCTACATGATCAACACCAATGACGCATCATTGGATCCTGATGAATGGGGTGGTGCTCCAACCACGGCGGGAGATTATTTAATTTTCCCATCCTTGATCAAAAACGTCAGCACACAGAACATAAAATTCAATGATCTTTCCGTGCAGGTGGTTGCGATAGGTGAGACCACAGAAGTCGACACAGATCGTGATGGATACTTCGTGTATGAGAGAGAAGTCAGGGAGGTGTACTAATGGGATTCAGCATCACTGGCACTTATGGAGACACTGGCAAGCAAGTGTCCTACACCACGTTAAACTTCAGGAGTGTGAATTACATGTTGAACAACATTGACAGTTCCGTGAGATACACACAGAAGTACTTGGGACACCGTTGGGCGTTCACTGTGCAATCACCTCCACTGTTGAGATCAGAGGCGTTCCAAAATATTGTTAACAGCATTAGACCAGGTAATCTTGGCACAAGTGTGGTACCACCAGGTATAGGATCTACCAGTGGCACGGCCAGTGGCACAATAACCGTGCAACTGTCATCAAGCACGGATCCAGAATACAATTTCATCAAGGGCAGTAAGACCATTGGTGTTTCGGGTGGATCAGGCACTTTGAAGAAGGGAGATCTGATCAAGTTCTCTGATCATTCGAAAGTGTATCAACTGACTGCTGATACAAATCTAGATGGTTCAAGCACAGACACAATTTCAATTTTCCCAGGTCTGTTCCAGACGTTGACCACTTCAACGGTCATTTACAACAATGTAAGCATCAAGGTCGATCAGATATCTGATGCCATAGAATTACAGGGTGGGGTTGATGGATACTTTAAATACCAAGTAGATTTCATAGAGGTGATATAATGCCAAGGATAACAAACCTTACAGACACACAACTAGCCAGATTAGACCATGATGTGGTCAGACTTATAGATCTGGTCAGATTAGAACTGCCAAATGGCACGGTAAAAAGATTCACCAACGCAGAGACTGACGTTGTTTCAAACATTGTTGATGGTAGCACCAGTGAGACATACCTGGCAGGGCAAGGTTATGAATCACACAGTTCCATACCTCTGACAGCACAGATCAACGCCAACAGGATAGACATAACTTTCAGTTCTGTGAACACGGATTCAAGCGTGACCGAACCAATAGCCAGGACTCTGTTGAACAATCCTGTTTCAGGTGGTAGCGTGTTCATAGCCAAAAGGATCGTGAGTAGCACCACACTGGCATTCAACGCCAACCCGTCGGAAGGTGAGTTCATAGCATTCAAGGGATTCATGGACAACCTATCATACAAGATCAACAACACGGAAAGTTCAATCACGGTGTTCTGCGGTGGTCCATTCTCCAACTTCGACAGGACGGCCATATATGGATTCACTAATTCAGCGTCGCAACATAAACTATTCCCCAATGATACCGGGTTTGATTTCAGTGCCAACAACGTGAGAAACATAAAGTGGGAGGAATAGATGGGATTCTTTAAGAAAATATTCAGGGCAATAACGAAACCAATCAAGGCCATAGTCGATCCAGTACTGGACTTCGGTGCCGCCGTGGTCAAGGCGGTGATATCACCGTTCACAGGTGCCTTCGACCTACCAGACATCGCGATCAACACAGACATAACCAGTTCAGAGATCAAGGCCGCAACCATTGTGGACTTCAATGCGGCCAACAAGGCCATACCAGTGCTGTATGGTACAAGATTGGAGACCGCAACGACACCAGTTTTCATAAGCACGTGGGGAGATGACAGTGCTGACTCCAGCAGACAATATCTCTACATGGCGGCCATTATCTCACAGGGTTTCCACGGTGGTAATTCTGACATGAATGTTAACGGAGCAATGGGTAGCCTGTTGTCAAGGATGACCATTGACGGCAAACCAGTGCACCTGGGCGGACTCACCAACACTGCCAACCCAAACTATTCACAGGGCTACGATGGTAGCACGGCGTTGAACCTACAGGATTCAGATGGTGGTATCTTCGCGTCAGGCAAGGGTGGCGTGCAACCAGCACAACACACGATCACCAAAGGCACATTCGCCAACAGACTTAAAATACAATACTTCGATGGCAGTACGGACCAACCCGTGTCATCACTGCTGAATGAACACCCCAGTTGGAGTCCAACCGGACAGAGCAAATTGAGTGGCATGCACTATGTTGCGTTGAGATTTGAAATAAAGGCCGCTGATGAAGTTGTCGGGGGTGGCGATGGTAATGGCACTTTTGGCAACCCATACAACAGCGTACCTGCCGTGGTCGTGACGACTAGTGGTAGGAACATACCACAACTGATAGCCAGCAAGGCACAAGATCCAGGATACGAAGAGAGATTTGACAGCAACTACGCTGACAAGGCCAGGAGCAGATACATCAGTTATCACTTGCCAATCCAAGGCGTGAATGCAAATGGAGAATTAAGCACACAGGAAAAAGATGAGGTATACGTCAAGACAGTGCCCACAGACACAGATTTTGAACTACAGAGGTTTGACAATTTCCAGAGGACTAAGTTTTCAGATGGTACAACACAACCAGAGAACATACACGACATATTGTTTGACCTTGGTTGGACCTACGACTACGTGGCGTTCACACCACAGACAGTGGCGTTTGGCGCCAGTAGTAGCATCACCCAGTTTGGTGGGGTCACAGTATTGTCAGGTGATTTCAGTCACAACATCATTTGGTTGAAACACGTGGGCGGCGGACACTATCAATTGATCAGCAAGGTGGCAGTGGGTTACAAGTTGAGGGCCACGACCGGAGCATTCACTTTCTACGGATTCAATGATGACGGCACAACAGAGGCCAAGATAAACGGCGCCTATCCTGGCGAGGATGTGGGCACCGACAGTGCTGAATACAGATTCTACGCACCTGACAACATCACGCAGGCCATATCAGACGCACACGCGGCTGGCCATGACATGCAACTACGGATCAGGGTTCGTGAGACCAATCAGAACGATGTCTATGATATAACTGGTGTGGATCTAAATCTAGCCGCAAACTTCATTACACTGGGCATAACCAACGAGGACAGTTCAAAACCTGCTGACAATTTCTACACAACGGTACCGATCAATGCAGAGATATACGTGGAAGTCAGTAATGGAAGCACAAACACTGACAAGTTTCCCGCAAGTTGGGATGTCACATTCGCTGATGGTGTGTACAAAGTGGATGGCACCGGTCATCAAGGCTACGCACCAGACAACAATGTTATAGAATATGTGATAGACATGCTGTTGAATCCTAACTATGGTTTTGGACTTGGTCTAGACCAGATAGACAGGAGCAGTTTCATAGATGCCGCCATAGCGGTTGATAGGCTACCAGAGTACTTTGACTTCGACAGGACAATTTTCTACTTCGGTGGTGATGGTGAATTCCTAGCGGTGTTCGACAGGAGTGAATACATGTATGGCGAGAACGCCACCACTGGATCCAGTGCCAATGGCGCCAGCATAAGGACATTGAACAACGGTTAC